AAGCAAACAGGGTTATTTATGGAGATCCAAGAGACTCTATTACTTATCCTGGTGTAAATGCCGCAGGAACAGATATTTTCATTAGAGAACCGCTTTTAAAGAATATTCAGATTTCTCTTGCAATCAGGACAAATATCGGCGTGTCTTTTGCGCAAATTACTAGCCAAATTCAGTCTACTGTATATGCCCTCATTCAATCTAATCCGTTAGGTCAAAGTATCGATTTGTCTTCCATCGTTGAAGCAGTTAGAGCAATTCCTGGAGTTATATCTGTTGTGATCACAAATCCTGCCTACACAGTTGCTTCAGATGAGATTCAGTTAGTAACTGGCGAGAAAGCTTTCATTGCAAATCAAATTTCAGATATTTCGGTTTCTTTGATAGGCTCATAATATGGCAGTAACAACACAAGCACAAGAATACAAAAGACTGCGTTCTTACTTGAATCCTTTTATGAAGGGTCCAAAAGTCGATGCCGTATTAAATGCTTTGGCTACGAATTCTGCCTATTTAGTAAACAACGTTCAGGCAGTAAATGACAGTCTTTACGTAGCAACTGCCCAAGGCAACTATTTAGATCTAGTTTTATCCAACTACGGTATCGTGAGAGACCCAACTATTGGTCTTAGCGATGATATCTTTCGAACAATTGGAATTCAAGTCAAAAACAGAAAACAGGTACGCGATTTAATCAACAAAATCTTAGACGCCGTTTTTGGTGATCAATTCGTAAAAACAACTAGTAATTCTCAGAATTTTGAGCCGTATGCCCTTCAAGATGGCGATACCTTAATGATCAATTTTGATGGTACTGGAACTTATACGGTTACTTTTTCTACTAGTCAATTTACAAATATAGCAGCGGCAACCGCACAAGAAGTAGCTAATGCAATTTCAATTGGGCTAAGCAATTTAGGTGTTTCCGGTAGCGCAATTTTAAATAACGATGGTAATGGTAATTATGTTCAGTTGCTTAGTGATACAATTGGGGCTTCCTCTTCCATTACGGTTTATGGAGGTCGAGCACAAAACGTACTCCTTTTCCCAGCAACTGTTCCGACAGCAGGAAACTTTTCTACGCAATGGACCATTTCCCAACAGCCCGGTGGGAATTTAAGATTTACTTGGACTGGCGGCGCAGATCCTGGGGTTGGCGATGTAGAACCTGGACAGTATGTAAATATTTACGGTGGTGGATTTACATCTTCCAATAATGAAGGTACTTATACTATTGTATCTGCCGAAGGTGGCGCAATTAATTCTTCATATTTCGAGATTAACAATCCAACAGGAAGTCCTGGAATTATTGTTCAAGGAATAGATTCTGCTATTCAATTTTTCGTTCCAATCAGGGAAACTATTTTAAGTAAATCTTATTATGCTGCCGTATATCAGACTCAAGCCAATATCTTACAAATATTTGTTCCGGCTACAACACAGGTAATCCAAAGAACCAGGATTGGATCTGCCCACCTACACGGTATTTCTGAAATGCCACAGACTCAATTGATTTTTGAAGCTGCAAGTAATTTTAATACGATTGGGGCCGGAAGTTACTATTTAATTGGCGATTTGGGAAATTCTAACCAATACTATGTTTGGTTTAATGTTTCTGGTGGAAGTAATACTGATCCAGCGATACCTGGATTTACCGGAATTGAAGTTAGTGCAAATCCTGAAGATACCGCAAATACAGTAGCCCAAAGTGCCTATACCGCAATCGCTATAGCGGCTCCTACTTTAACCCTTTCTATATCAAATAATGCAATTATTTTGATATCAGAAACGGCTTCAACAGCATCCGATAATGGACCGTCCCAACCAACAACTTTAGGGCCATATATCTATGATACGAGCCAAGGCTTTACAATTGGTGGGGCCTCTACAACGCTAACTTCCGCAGTAAATGGCGAAACAGGACAGATCATTAATGTTGCGAATTCTACCGATTTTCCAAATACTACAGGGTATTTAATAATCAATTATGGATGTAGCGATCAAGAAGGACCAATTCCGTATATTGCCGCTCCTTCAAGTGGAACATTGTTGATTAGTCCAGCATATTTCATTCAACAGGCTCATGCTGAAGGCGCTTCTGTTTTATTGGTTGCGAGCAAAAGTCCAATTGTACTTCCTACAGATGGAAGTGCCTATCAGCCATATTTGACAGATACAGCAAGTGGTCGGGTATATGCACAGAACTTGATTGATACTATCGTTGCTGCCGGTGTAACCGTCATATACACGGTGCTGTATCCAAACTCAATTGGGTTGGGCGGCTGGGAAAGTCCCATACCTGGAGCGAATGAAATTTCGTATGTGTACGGACCTTAAGGAATTTTATGGCACAACAAAGTATAATTTTATCAGGAGCTTTGGTTAGATTGTATGTTAATAATCAAATTTATAAAGTCGCACAAAGCGTCACTTTAGAACTTGATACTGGAGAATACGCCATTTATGGTATCAACTCCCCTTATCCCCAAGAACTGGCTGGAGGAGGTCAAGTGGCCACCAGAGGCTCAGTGAGAGGATTAAGGGTAAAACAATCCGGTGGTGTTCAAGGGCAAAACTTGAGGCCTTTATTTTCCGATCTTGCGGCATCAAATTATGTTAGCCTTCGTTTAGAAGATCGTTCTACAGGGGAAACTATTTGGAGTATTCCAAAAGCCAAAATTACTAAGGTTAATGAATCTGGCCAAGTTAAGAGCACATATAAATTGAACTTTGATTTTATGGGTCAAGTACTTTTTTGGCCTCTTGACCTTTCATAAGACACGTTCTGAAGAACTCTTCGTGCTCTAATTCAGTCCTATTCATTTTGTATAAAAGATTGGACATAAAACAGTGTCCTTCCTTAAAAGCCTCTCTCGACAATTTTCGGTAAATGTTTGAACCTAATATTTCAAAGATCTTGGCTCCCCACATTGCTGCTTTATATCCCATAACATAGCAAGATACAGATACCGATTTCCCCACCAAATACATGGAAAAATCTAGAAAGAAATTGGGACTAGATTTTACTTCGCTGAGCATGAAGCGTACTTGCTGCCTATGGAAATTCTCTTCCTCTTGGATTTCTTGCAATCTCTTTCGTGTTGTCGGATCTTTGGTGTTACGCCAGTGACCCTCATAGGCATGGTACGCACCAATTTCAATTGAGTGGGCAAGCTTTAGAAGTCTAACCAATTTACTCATTTAAGTTTTCCAAGCATCGCTCTATACATATGGAACGTATTTGTGGCGTCATCTAGAGCGTTGTGTTTACGACCTTTAAATTTTAGTCCAACTTTTGTCATACTTCGGGCAAGACCACCCTGAATAGGTTGGCCGTTTGCAAAACGCCATGACACAAATAAGGTTTTTGCATCAATCCAACGACGCCCAAAATACCAGCCCGTAAAATTTGGATTCTCTTTCAGGAGTTGTTCTGCAAGTTCGTGTGAGTCTCCTCCGCCCCAAGTGATACAATTAATAAAACTTTTGTGTCTTAAATGCATTTCTTTTAATTTTAAATAAGCTTCTTCTAAAGTTACGCCATTGTCAACATCATTTTGAGTGATTCCAGTAAGTCCAATTATGAAATCGGTAAGTTGCTCTTTAGGGTTTACAATTATGGATAGTGTTTCTAAAATTTCGCCTGTCGTGATATTCCCCACAACAGCACCAATCTGAATGATCTTCTTGCCTTCTTTATTGTTCATCTCCAAATCCAAAGAAGTGAAAATTTCAATTGGCTTAATTTCTTTTTGCATTTAAAATAGCCCTAATTACTTCTTCTTCAGAAACTGGTTTCATGCCCCAAACATCTACGCCTACATTTAACTGTAAGGTTCCTTTACGGGATCTTGTAATCAATCCTTTTTCATGAATATGTCCATGAATAAGAATTTTTCCGTCATCATCCAATCGATGCTTTTCGTGACGTTCTTCGTCACCTGAATCGCTTCCACCTTTATATGGCATATGAGATACATTGACCAAACCAATACCGGGAAGATCTAATTCCATTTTTAGGTGTACTTCAGACCATCCCCAATATAGGTATTTGTCGGTCCACTTCTTTTGATTTTCTGGATTCTTGGATTTTTTATGTGCGGGATGACAAAAATCGTGATTTCCAGCAACGAGAATTTTACGCCCGTTGAGGCGATTCGTATATAGTTCAACAGGCCTCAAAGCCATGGAAAAATCTCCAACTACAACAACCTCGTCTTCTGGAGTCACTATTGAGTTCCAATTAGCTATGAGAGCCCCATTCATTTCCACGACATCTCTTTCGATAGCCAAATTAAGTTCAAACGCTGGAGCAAATCCACCAGTTAGTTCCGTTAATTTATCGACATTCCTGGTGAATGGGCGGTTACAATATCTAATGACATTTTTATGGTAGTAGTGGGGATCTGAAGTGAAATATCTCATATTACTCCTTATCACATGATAACTTGTCTCTTATGTCCTCGGCAAGTTTTTTCTGAACTCTTTTTACATACTCTAGATTTTTTGGTTTTCCTGGAGCCTTCTTACTTTCAAGGAAACTTCCCGAATTATAAGCGGCAGAAATTTTACACCAATCATCAGATCCATAACGATCTTGTTGGTATTTCAAATAAAGAGCAGCATACTTTGCGTTAACTTCTGGTTTTTGTAGATCTACCAATGTACCTTTATAGCCAAGCATCTGAGCTGTATTTAATTTCACCATACAGATTCCTACACTTGGAGATCCGTGATCTTGGGCTACATACGTTTGGGTGAAATCGTTTGATTCGTATCCACAGATTGCGTAGAGAAGCAGTCCCGATACCTTAGCAGCCTTTGCTGCAGAAAAAATGATTGAATAATAGTTCATTCAATACCTCCATAACATATAATACCTGACATATAGGCATTTGACAAGGTCTTTAAAGGGCTGCAATCTTAAGTAGATATGACACTTCGTTCTGATTTTTGTATTTATATCGATGGAAACGGTTTAATGGCCCCAAACCCACAATCTCAACCATCAACAGGTAAGGGTTCGGATAATGGCACCTGTTTCACTGCAGAATACTACGTAATTCTTGCAAAAAATAGCATGTTAAGCGATCAGGACAAAATTGACTATAATCAAAAAATCGAGCAGTGTATTTTTCCACAAGGAATTTTAAATAGAGTTCCTGTCACTCAGATCGATTCATTGGAGTCGGTTGACGATTATTATGGCGTGCTTTCAGGATGTAAAAATTTAAGAAATACTAAAATTCCTCGCAAATTCCTTTTGGCAATGATAAAATATTTGGGTTTTATGGATAGCACCAATCCAGGCCATATCGGGAATTGGGACGCCTGGTTACTCAGACAGCCTCAATTAGTAGCATGTATGGTTTCTGGAGCCTTTCCCAGTCTATGGAATCCGTTACATTGGCTTGCCAGATTAAGCGCCCATTTATTTTATTGGTACGCTGCATTTGTAATAGCCTTAAGTTGTATGGGTACCGATGTTGGAAATACCGATGCTAGGAGACTTGCTTGGCACTTAATTCAGGCGACTGCCCCCACAAGTCTTCTTTGTTGGTTAGCTTCTAAAATATGGCTTAGAAGGCTTTATAACGCTTATCCTTTAGGCATGACTGATGTTTGTCAAATTTATTATCAACCTAAAGTAACCAATCCCTACGCCAAATATTGGATTACTGAGTAATTACGTATATACTATTTATCAACGCTATATTCAAAAATTTCAGAATATCGTTAGTAAAAATGTAAATAGTTGATTTTACTTCTTAAATCGATCGAAATCTAATTTTGCGGCTGCTAATTCCTCTGGACTAGTCGGTTCCCAGCATTCAGATTCTTTTCCGTACCAAATATCTTTATTTTGCAACAAAACCATAACTCCATTGATAAAGCCACAAATCGTTCCTGCCTGACAGGTGCTTACCATTACTACATCGCCTTCTTTGAATTTACTCACTTTTTGTTTCTTTCTTGATGATGCCTTTTACTGAATTTGGATCGTATTTCTTGGCTTTCGTTCTATTTTTACACATATTTTCACTACAGCGTCTAAAGTACCAAGTCTCGCTCAGTTTATTATACAAAAAAATCTCCAAAAAGCCAGCACAATTTGGTTCCTTACAACGCCATTCTTGCCTAACTTTATCAAGTATATCATTGCCTTGCTGAGTTTCTTCCTTTTTATAGTGTTTTTTGATAGTTTTCTTTAATTGACCGTATTCATCGAGTTTTATTCTCGCCAGTCGTTTACGCAAATCGTCGTTTTCACGCTTAAGTGCTTGAATTTTATGCTTAAATTCCTGTATGGTGTTGTATTCTTTGCGGCCAATTCTAGTTTTGCCCACCGGGTACCTCTAGGTTACTTCTACCTATAAGATTCAAGTTAATACGATATAACCTTAATGACAATCTTATTATCTAAGGACTAATACATGGCCATATTAACTACCTCAAATCTATTAAGCGAACAGCGTTATAACATTAGCGATGCCAGACGGATAGAATCTGGGGTTCGTAACGATTTTGATACGATGGTAACCGCTCTTTGGACGAATACGACCCAAGGGTACATCGTTCGTGGATTCAATATCTTAGTCTCTGGAGCAATCGGAGCTCCTGCAAACGGACTCCAATTAGTAGTGGATCCGGGTAGCGTAATAAACATCAATGCTTCTGTCTCAGGGACCATTTTTCAAACTCCTACAGGTACTCCAAATCAAGTACTGAACGCTGCTACGAATACGAATGTATCTGGATCTTTTGCTCCAAATTCCACTAATTACGTAGGTATAGATTACAATAGATTTGCAGATTCGTCAACAGATGAAACTAAATATATTTGGAGTGCTGCTGCAATCAACGAGATCACTACAATCGCTCCTGCGGCACAAACATTAACTTTCAAACTTTACATTACAACTTCAGTATGGGCGATTAATGTGCTCCCTATTGCTATAGTAACTACCGACTCAAATGGTAATGTTACTTCCATCTCTGATTGCCGTTGGATGCTTTATAGCCTTGAGACAGGTGGACTCAATCCAAATCCAAGTTATATGTACCCTTGGGCAGCAGGTAGAAATCAGGCTCCAGTTACTACTACTTCAAATTCAGTAGATCCATTTAGTGGTGGCGATAAGCAACTTACATGTGCTAAGGATTGGGAAAATGCCATAATGACTACCCTTTTGGAGATCAAAGGAACTCCATATTGGTTCTCTGGGCCATCTGGAGGAGGAGCGCCTCCTTCCCTTCAAAGTATTTTTCAAGATCTAGGTAATACTGTTGTTACCGGATCTGGAGAGATTTCAAATGGTATCCTGCCAAATTCAGATCCTGTCCTTGGGACTTCAGGGAATATCTCCACGGGTAACAACACGATTTCGACCCTGGCGTCTACAGTAGGTCTTGTAAATGGCGACTACATTTTTGGTACAGGAATTCCTCAAAATACCACTATCATAAATATTTCTGGTTCAACTATCACGATGAGCCAAGAAGCCACGCTTACAATTACCGGTGCTTCACTTACTTTTTACTCTCCAAGCGTTATCACTACTCCAGGTCAAATTAACTGGGATCAAGACATTGAAATTCGAGTAATTGGATCTTCTTTGACATATAGTTTAACTGCAAATCCTTCTTCTGCAGATATCACTCTTACCGACGATGAAGTAGCCTATATTACTTTGGTACGGGATGTAGTGATTGGACCTAATTTAATTTTTGTTGGTGGATCCCCTACCGTAACTTCAGTAGGCTCTGTTTCTTGGACTTCAGGCTTATTAGCTGGCGACTACATTAAAGTTGCTTCAAATACATCTGCTGGATATTACCAGATTGAAACTGTAAACAATGCGTATACAGTGACCTTAAAAACAAATGTTGTGGTTGGCGACAATACTGGAATTGGTGGCGCACAAGCAAAATATGCGTTTGGTACCTATACAGCAGCTCCAACTCCATCTACCAATCGTAACATCTATATTGCTGCTCGAAATGCAGTACCGGTTTCTGGTAATTTGTTTTGGTTATTTTTACGCGAGGACAATGGTGGAAGCCCACGAGTCTATGTTAGATTTTTAGGTCAAGAACTTGACAATGGAGAATCAGTTGAAATTAGCGGTACGACCTCAAAAGAATTGCTTCAATATATTGGGGCCTCATCAAGCGCATCTTCTCAACCTCAGTATGTTAATTCGGTAAATCCAAATTCTATTCCACAAATTACGGCCATTACTGTTGGTGCAGGCTCTACAATTACTACTGGTGAATATTTTCTTATTAATTCTTCTGCAAACGCAATGCAGTATGCTGTCTGGTTTAATGTCAATAGCGGTGGTGGCAAGCCAGTAGTAGCAGGCGTTAATTCTTATTTAGAAGTCGATGTTTCTAGTGCTGACAGTGCAACCACAGTTGCCTCAAAATTGGCTACCGTCTTAAATACCGAAGCATCTGGAAATTTTAGTGCAGTAGCAGGTGTTGGAATTGTAACAGTAACTAATACTTCTGCCGGTACTGCTAATGCAACGAGTAATGGTAATGTAGGCACGCCTTTTGCGGTTTCTACAACACAAGTAGGAACTGGATCTGGTAACTATGTAATTCATGATGGCGATAATTTAACTTTAGCTATCAAAGAACTCGACCAAGCGTTTGGTAATTTATATGCATCTCTTGATTCTCCAACATACGATGAAATAGTTTCAGTTGTTGCAAGTGGTGCAACACCTCCTTCTTCTATTATTGGCCCAGTTGCCAATGGTTCAATCATTACCTTACCAAATAATTCAAGAGAAGGAAATATTCCTGCACAGTATACTGTAGGAAAAGGAACGCTCCAAGTATTTTTAAATGGACAATTTTTAGATATCGAAACAGGAGCATACGAAGAAGTTGGTGCTCCAAACACTCCAAGTAGCACAATCGAAATTTTAGCAATGCCAGGAGGCGGCTTAGTTGCTGGAGATAGTTTAGAATTCAGACTTGGCGGCGGCGGAGGAGGCGGTGGAGGCGGTGGCGTTGGTCCCGCAGGTCCAGCCGGTCCAACAGGTCCCGCAGGTCCAGCAGGCTTCAATGCTGCCGGTGGTCCAGTTGCAGTGTCAACTAAGGTTGGTAATTATACCATTCTGACCAGCGACTGTTTTTTAACGGCTGACTGTACTTCTGGAGCAATTACTTTTACTCTACCTCCCGCTGCAGGAAATACCGGACGAATTTTTTATTGCCGAAAAGGAGATAGTTCTGCAAATGCCCTAACAATAGTAGGAAGCGGAGTAGATACTATCAACGATATAAGTTCTTTCGTGGTAGGTTTTCAATATCAATCCGTATCATTAATTTCATCCGGTGGACAATGGTGGGTATTCTAATATGTCATATACTCCTTTCAGTTTTAATCCAGAGAGTTTAGGTAGTGCAACTTCACTAGTAACTGATTATACCAATTTTTCAGCGAGCGTTGCGATTCCTCAAGCTCAGGCGTGTTCAATTAACAATTCAGGAACATTAGTTCCTTTGGATGTTTCAAATCAGGCAAGTTGGCAAAATTTCGTGGGTTACGCTAATGTCCGCATACCAGCTTCTGCTCAAGGACCAATTATCGCAAATGGTCGCTTACAGAATATCACCACTTCTTATGCCATTGGAACCGCGCTTTATATAGATACGAACGGAAATCCTACAAATATCATTCCTTCAGTTGGAGTAAATGGGTTTGTAAGCGGCGATATGGTAATTTTTATGGGCGTTTTAGTCCCTAATGAAGCCAATCCTTCTGAGATAGATATAGCCCTATTTACTCAAATGGTAGCAACATTGTAGAGTATTTTTGTAAGTTATTAATTTATTTTAGTTTTTAAATAGGCCCCAGGAAGCACCACAATCTTAAATTTATAGAAATAAACTGGAGAAATTATCTTAAAGGAAATATAACAAATGGCAAATTATGTATCTAAGCTTTTATCGCTTATTAACGGCGTACCTCGAACGGTCGATTTCTCCAATGCTAACAACATCTTAACCGTTGCTGGGGGCTTAGATGTATCCGGTAATATCGAATTAAATGGCTCTACATCGGGAAATGTAATTCTCAATGCTTCAGCAGTAACAAGTACCTATACACTCACATTGCCACCTGCTCAGGCGGCTTCTTCTGGTTACGTATTATCCAACGATGGAACAGGCGTATTAAGTTGGGCCAGTGCTTCTGCCGGTTCAGTTACCAGCGTAGGCCTTAGTCTTCCTTCTAGCGTTTTCACGGTTACGGTTTCCCCAATTACTTCTAGTGGTACTTTGACAGCTGTTCTTGCTAGTCAGGCTGCCAATACATTCTTTGCTGCTCCTAATGGATCAAGTGGCGCTCCTACATTTAGAGCAATTGTAGCCGCTGATATTCCTACTTTAAATCAGAATACGACCGGTACTGCTTCAAACATTACAGCAACTAGCAATTCAACATTGACTACTCTGTCAAGTTTAAGTCTCCCAACCTCTCAGTTAACTGGGACTATCCAGGCTTCAAATTTCCCAGCATTGACTGGTGACATTACAACAACTGCTGGTAGTTTTGCCACTAGTTTAGTTGCTACATCCAATTCAACTTTAACGACTCTTTCAGCATTAAGTTTACCTACTTCACAATTATCTGGATCTATTGCTCTTACTAGCCAAGTATCTGGAATTCTTCCAATTGCAAACGGTGGTACTGGCCAATCAACGGCTGCTGCAGCATATAATGCTTTAAGCCCAATGACCACAAAAGGCGATATCGAGTATGAAAGTGCAACTAATACTGCATCTAGACTCGCTATTGGTACTACTGGCCAAGTTCTCACCGTTTCTGGTAGTGGTACCCCTTCATGGGCAAGTCCAGCGACTAGCGGTACAGTTACCAGCGTTGCTTTTGCTGATGATAGCACTACTCCGATCTATTCTATCAGTGGTAGCCCAGTTACAAGCACTGGAACTCTTGCTATTACTCTTGAAACGCAATCCGCGAATGCAGTGTTCGCCGGTCCTGCTTCAGGAAGTGCAGCACAACCTACATTTAGAGCTTTAGTAGCCGCTGATATTCCTTCATTATCTGCGACTTACGTTCTTCAATCCGAAGTCGGCGCAGCATCTGGCGTAGCTTCTTTGGATGGAAGCGGAAAAGTTCCTCTTTCCCAACTCCCTGCTACTCTCATGGAGTTCAAAGGTAACTGGAATCCAAATACCAATACACCTACCCTCGTAGATGGTACAGGCGTTACTGGTTATACTTATTGGGTATCTGCTGCTGATGCAAGTCCAGTAAGCGGATTAAACGATCCTTCGATGACCAATTTCCAAATTGGCGATCTCGTTATTTACAATGGTTCAGCATGGGTACTTGTTACCCCAGCTGCTGGTGTCAGTAGCGTTAACGGATCTCAAGGTGCCGTAACAGTTAATGCGATTAATCAATTAACTGGTGATGTAACTACAAGTGCTGCTAGCGGATCACAATCCGAAGCCGCAACAGTTGCAAAAATCCAAGGAACAACTGTTAGTGGAACAACAGGTAGCGGAAACGTCGTTTTCAGTGCAAGTCCTACTTTCACTGGAACTATTACTGCAGCAGCCTCTAACTTCTCTGGTGCGATTTCTGCTTCTAACTTCTCTGGAAGTTCAAGTGGAACCAATACTGGCGATGTCACAATCGGTACTGCAAATGGTCTAAGTCTTTCTGGTCAAATCCTATCTTTGGCATTAGCATCAGGTTCTACAAACGGAGCCTTAGATTCTGCTGATTGGACTACCTTCAACAATAAACAATCTGCCCTGACATTTGGTAATCTTACCGACGTTGGAACTGATGGCATCATCGTTACCAATGGTATAGGTGCAGTTATTGGATCTGGAACTTCAATCGCTCAAGCGCAAGCGAGCGGCTCTCAAAACGGTTATTTGTCATCAACTGATTGGACGACATTCAACAACAAACTTACTTCCGTATTAGCTTCTGGTGAAATTTTTGTCGGCAATGGCTCAAACGTTGCAGCAGCAGTTACACCTACTGGCGATGTAACCATCAGCAATGCTGGTGTTACGACTATTGGTGCTGGTAAAGTAACGGCTTCTAAATTAGGAACTGTTACTGATGGCGTCACCCTTGATCAAAGTGGTGCTGGTGGGACCCTTGAAATCAAGGCTGCCGGTGTTTCTGCTACCCAATTAGCGACT